TGGCAACATCAAATTCAAGAGATTTCGACTTAGATGTCGGTGAAATAATAGAAGAGGCTTATGAGCGTTGTGGTTTGGAGATGCGAACTGGCTATGATGCAAAGACTGCTAGACGTTCTTTGAATCTCATGTTTGCTGATTGGGCAAACAGAGGCTTGAATATGTGGACAGTCACACAAGACACTAAATCTATTACTTCGGGTACGGCAACTTATTCTTTCGATGCTACTCATGTCGATCTCTTGGAAGTTGTTTTAAGAAATAGTAGTGGTACAGATTTTACTTTAACTCAAATGAGTCGAAGTGAGTATTTAACTATTCCTAATAAATCAACCACCGGACAACCAAGTCAATACTTTTTTGATAGACAAGTTACTCCTACAATAACTTTGTGGGCAACACCGAATGCTACTTATACTCTTGTTTATTATTATGTAAGTCGTATCCAAGATGCAGACGCTTTAGTTAATACTACTGACACTCCATTTAGATTTCTTCCTTGTATGGTAGCAGGACTAGCTTACTATTTAGCTATGAAGAAAGCACCAGAGAGAGTTCAACTATTAAAATCCGTTTATGAAGAAGAATTCCAAAGAGCTGCAGCCGAGGATGCCAACAGCACTCCTTTAAAATTAACACCTAGCATGACATACTATAGTTACTGATATGGCAAAGATTATTGAAACAAAATTTGGAACTCTGGTTAGTCCTAGTAAGATGGCATCTGGAAGTGTTTCTACCATTAAAAAGTTTGGTGCTTTTTATAATTTTTCAATAAGAGTTGATAATGACGATATTCGTGAATACTCCTTTACTGATTTAGGTAGAGCCGAATATATGAGAAGGATTATGATTGGGCATTTAGAAGAAAAAATTAAGATGAGTTTTAAGAAAAATGGCTAGATATGCAACAGGAAAAAAAGCATGGGCATATTCAGATCGTTCTGGATTTCGTTATCGCTTGCGAGAAATGAAAACTGAATGGAATGGTTTGAAGGTTGGTCCTGATGAATATGAAGCTAAACATCCACAACTAGAACCTAATCATCCTGGACCAGATCCGACAGCCTTGTATCAACCACGAGTTGACACGAGGACAGAAGTGACCGTAGAGAATCTTCTTGGTTTGAATCCATTTACTAGTACGGCTAGTAGTGCAGTGATAACAGTATTAGAACCATCTCATGGGAGGTCAACAAGTGATACTGTTAGATTTAGAAATGTATCCAGTTTTGATAGTTTTACAAAAGCCGTGCTTGAGAGCTCAAGTGGTTATACTATAACTAAGGTTGATGATAATAAATATAGTTTTTCTGCTAGTAGTGGTACGGCAACAAGTGGAGTAAAAGGTGGTGGTGGTAGAGTTACTGCTGGTCCAGTTACATTGGGGACATAAATGAGTTTTACATTAGCACAATTAAAAACAGCGATACAAGATTATACAGATAACAGTGAAACATCCTTTGTTACTCATTTGCCAGATTTTATTAAAGCGTCAGAAGAAAAAATATTTAAAAGTGTTGATCTTGATTATTTTAGAAAAAATGTAACAAGTGCTTTTACTTCATCTGATCAATTCTTAACTGTACCAACCGACTATTTAGCATCATTCTCGTTGCAGATAACAACATCAGGTTCTGAAAATTTTTTACTTCAAAAAGATGTAAACTTTCTAAGAGAGTATACCCCTAGTTCCTCAACAACAGGAGTACCTAAATATTATGCACGATTTGATGAAACTCATTTTATGGTAGCACCAACACCTAATAGTAATTACACGCTAGAGTTACATTACTATTACAGACCCGCTAGTTTGACCGCAGGAGCCGACAGTGGTACAACTTGGGTTAGTACAAATGCACCTTTTGCTTTACTATATGGATCTCTAATTGAGGCTTATACTTACATGAAAGGTGAGGCGGATGTTATACAAAATTATAATAATATGTATATGCAATCACTAGAAAGATTAAAAGATTTAGGAGAAGCCAGAGAAAATTTTGATGCTTATAGAAAAGGCTTACCTTCAAGACCGAGGACTTAATAAATGGCATTAGTTTTAAAAGATAGAGTTAAAGAAACCACCACTACAACCGGAACGGGTACTTATACTTTAGCGGGTGCAGAAAATGGTTTTGAGGCATTTTCATCTATAGGAAACAGTAATACAACTTACTATTGTTGTACGGATGGGGTTGATTTTGAAGTAGGTATCGGTACTTACACATTATCTGGAACAACTTTAGCTAGAACAACTATATTACAATCTAGTAATAGTGATGCGGCAGTTAATTGGACAGATGGTACAAGAATAATATTCTGCACTCAACCAGCTGAAAAAGCAGTCTTTCTTGATTCTAGTGGTAATATGCCTATTACTAATAATGCTACTATTGGTGGAACATTAGGTGTTACAGGTGTTTTAACAGGCAGCTCTTTAGATATATCAGGTGATGTAGATATAGATGGCACATTAGAAGCAGACGCAGTTACAGTTAATGGGACAGCACTTAACACTGTTATCGCAGGTGTTACTGTAACAAACGCAACAAACTCAGCACATGTAAGTGTGGCTGATAATGAAAGCACAAATGAAGAAAATCTTATAACATTTATTGAAGACGCATCTGCTACAGGAAACGTAGGCTTAGAATCAGATGGAGATTTTAGTTATAACCCTTCTACTGGTACAGTTAGTGCAACAGTCTTCAAAGGCAATATCGATGCAGTAGATGGAGATTTTGACGGAACTTTGGAAGCAGATGCGATAACAGTTGGAGGATCTGCTCTTAACACAGTAATCGCAGGCACTACAGTAACAAATGCGACCAATGCAGCACATGTATCTGTTGCNGATAATGAGAGTACAAATGAAGAAAACTTAATACCTTTTATTGAAGATACTTCTGCTACTGGAAATGTTGGGTTAGAATCTGATGGTGACTTTGCATATAACCCAAGCACAGGTACAGTGTCTGCTACAATATTTAAAGGTAATATAGATGCCGTAGATGGTGACTTTGACGGTACATTAGAGGCAGATGCTATTACATTAAATGGTACTGCGATTACTGCAACAGCAACTTTATCCACAGGTATATCAAATAACAACGTGCCTAAGTTTACATCTGGTGTTGCAGATGATGACTTTTTGAGGGTAAATGGCACAGCTATAGAAGGTAGATCAGCAAGTGAGGTTTTATCAGATATAGGTGCATCTGCTGTTGCAGGTAGTTCAAGCATAGTTACAACTGGTGCTTTAGACACAGGATCAATCACAAGTGGATTTGGTACTATTAACAATGGTGCTTCAGCAATCACAACTACTGGTGTAGGTTCATTTGGTTCATTAGATATATCCGGTGATATTGATGTTGATGGTACAACTAATCTTGATGTTGTGGACATTGATGGTGCAGTAGACATGGCATCCACTGCTACCATTACAGGTAACTTAACATTAGGTGCTCAACTTATTATGCCTGATGTTACATCTACAAAAATATTAGTTGCAGACGGAACAAGCTATCAAGAAGTTGCAGTTAGTGGCGATGTTACTATTGCTAACACAGGTGCAGTTACTATAGCAAACACTGCTGTAGAAACAGCTATGATTGCCGCAGATGCTATCACAGGTGCTAAGATAGCTGATGATGCTATTAATTCAGAACACTACACAGATGGTTCAATAGATACTGCTCACATAGCTGATTCACAAGTTACTCAAGCAAAGATAGCAGATGATGCCGTTGGAGCAGACCAATTAGCTTCAAGTGCAGTTGTCACTGCTTCTATTGTAGATGCTAATGTTACTTTAGCAAAGATAGCCAATCAAGCTGCAAACACAGTCTTAGTAAGAGATGCTAATAGTTCGGGTGTTGTTTCTGCTAAAGCAGTTACAAATACACAAATACTTATAGGTGACGGAACAGGTTTTACAGCGGCAGCATTATCAGGCGATGTAACGATGACAAATGGTGGAGCAGTTACGATTGCTGCTCAAGCAGTAGAAAATTCTATGTTAGCCGATGATGCAGTTGGAGCAGACGAGTTGGCTGCCAATGCTGTGGTAGAAGCTTCTATTGTAGACAATGCAGTAACATTAGCAAAAATGGCAGGTATTGCTAGAGGTAAGTTAATAATAGGGGATGCTAGTGGCAATCCTTCTGTTATAGGTCCAGGTAATGCTAATCAAGTATTAACATCGGATGGAACTGATATTGCTTTTGCAGATGCTGCGGGTGCTAGTTCTTTAGCCGCTGATAATTTGACAGCAGGTGACGCTGCCGTTCTTCTTACCACAAGTAGTGGTACTATAACTATTGATAATGCTGCCAATGATGCAGATATTATATTTAAGGGAACTGACGGTGGTGCTGATATAACTGCTCTTACACTTGATATGTCTGCCGCAGGAGCCGCAACCTTTAATAATGATGTAACTGCTTTTTCTGACAAAAGATTAAAAACAGATATTAAACCAATAACAAATGGTCTTAATAAAGTTATGCAGATGCAAGGTGTTTACTACAAAAGAAATGATGTAGAAAATGCCAAAGAACAAGTTGGTGTTTTAGCACAAGATATGGAACAAATACTACCTGAAGTTGTTCTTACAGCAGACGATGATATACAAACTAAATCTGTAGATTATGGCAAGATATGTTCTGTTCTTATTGAAGCTATAAAAGAATTAAAAGATGAAATAGAGGAGTTAAAAGCAAAGTAAATGGCTATACCTAGTTCTGGACAATCTTTATCTTTTTCTTCGCTAAGAACTGAATTTGTTGGTGGCAGTAGTGCATTGCCTATTGGTGCTTTATACAGAGGTGGCTCTAATATAGCTGCTAAACACCCATCTAATCCAGCAGTAAATGATGCAGCAGATGTTCCGACAAGTGGTGCTTTAGCCATAAGTGATTATTATGGTTCTGGTAAAGGATTTACATTTACATACTCTAGTGATGCTACAGACCAAAATGTTTCAGCTTTATTCGGTACAAATGACTATCAATTAGATTATCCTAAAAATATTGTTATACCATCAGATGTGACATTAGGAACAAATAACACTTCAGAATATGCTTTAGAAGTAGATTCAGGTGGTGATGGCACTATTACTATTACTAATAATGGAAACATTATAGGAGCAGGTGGAGCAGGTGGAGCTGCAGGTTCAGCAGATGCGGCAGGTGGGAATGGTGGAGCAGGTGGTGATGCCATGAAAGCTGCGGTTGCTTGTACCTTTATTAATAATGGAAGCATCCTCGCAGGTGGAGGTGGAGGTGCTGGTGGTGGTGGAGGTGGAGCAGGTGGTGCTTTACAACAACAATCTCAAAGTACTGCACAAAATGGTCCTAATTATGGTTCTCCTTTTTCAGGTGATAAATGGGCATCTTATCAATATTCTGGTAGTCCAAATAAACCAGCAAATACTATAGGTATTCAAGGTCCTTTTGTCGCTACTGGTCAAGGAGCAAGGGCACAATACCCTACATATGGTGTTACTAGTCCGTCTTTTGGTAGCATGCCATTTCCCCAAACTTCTAAAACAATCGGACAATTTACATATCATAGAGGTCCACAAAGAGTGTCTAGCAACATAGTAGTGAATCCTATGGAAAGTCAACAAGTAGAGGGAAGTTATAAAAATTATGAAATAAGAAGAACGTTTCCACAACAACAACAAACACAAGTAGCAGGACACGCAGGTGGTGCAGGTGGTGCAGGTGGATTAGGTAGAGGACACAACAATCTTCCCGGAGGTGATGCTGGAGCAAGTGGTTCTTCTGGTACTACTGGTCAAGCTGGAAATGGTGGAGATGGTGGAGACGGAGCAGCTGGAGGTGGTTATGGTCAAGCAGGAACAGCAGGTCAAGCAGGTCAAGCAGGAACAGCATCTTCGGCTAGTGGTTCAGCAGGAGGTGCAGCAGGTTCGGTTGGAGCAGCAGGTAATTATATAGAAGGAATAAGTAATGTTACGTTTACTAATAACGGAACAGCCACAGGAGGTACAGAGTAATGGCAACATATGCTTGGACAATAGATAAGTTATATACAAAAGATATCACAAAAAATGGAACTACCTATTCAGATAGTATACTCAGAGTAGAAGCAACTTTAACTGCAACAAGTGAAACTGTAGGAAGTATCAGTTCTGTAAGCACATTTGATTTAGACATGAATGTAGACAATATAGATAGTAGTTTTACAGCATATGCATCTGTAACAGAAGCTAATGTAAAAACTTGGGTAGAAAATAAAGTAGGTTTAGCTACTATAACTGAAATTAAAAAGGGTATAGAAGCAGAAATAGATTTTTTAGAAAAGGTTAATGGTAGTGTAGCAAAAGGTAGCACTGATTCAGACAATAATTTTACATCTGCGTTCCCTTGGGATTAAAATTAAGTTGCTAAATTACTGTATATATGATTTAATTATATAAATGAATAAAATATTAAAACTTTTAAATAATGAACATGCAAAATGTTTATCAACACACATGGAATATCTAGAACCTAGTATACCTAAAGTTACAGATAGTCCTTTTGCAGGTAGTAAAAGCATATATGCAGACCCTGTATTTGAAAGTTTATTAAATTATCTAAAACCTAAAATAGAAGAAAATTATGGTAAATCACTAGTTCCTACTTATTCATTTTGGAGAACATATTATAAAAATCAAGATTGTCCACCACATAAAGACAGACCATCCTGTGAAGTAAGTGTAACACTCTGTATTGATGCATCTTATAAAGATGACATGTGGGCAATAAATGTAGAAGATAAAACATTTAAATTAAATGTAGGTGAAGGTGTTATATATAAAGGTTGTGAACAAGAACATTGGAGACATGAACTTACATATGATTGGCACAGACAAGTGTTTCTTCATTATATAGAAAAAGATGGGCAGTTCTATCCTGAGTTTAAATATGACAAAAGAATAAATATATATGAAAATATGGTAGTAGGGGAATGAAAAGAAATATAATAATAGCAAAAAAAGCTTTAGCTCCTCAACTATGTGAAGAAATTATAGAGCTAGGAAAAAATCAATTCCAAAAAGGTTGTATAGGTTCTGCTGGAGAACACGCAGGAATAAATAAAAAAGTTAGAAATAGTGAGGTATGTTTTTTTGATGGTAGTATACCTTATTTTAATTTGTATAAACCTATACTAGAATTAGTTACACACGTTAATAATACTTTTTATAAATTTGATATTAGAGAACCTGAGACATTTCAATTAACTAAATATGACGAAGCAAACAAAGGTTTTTATAAACCACATGAAGATGGTGTTTATGATAATATTGAAGATATATCTGTAAGAAAACTTTCAATGTCTATACAATTAACACCCCCTGAATATTATGAAGGTGGTCAGTTAGAGTTTCCTAATGATAATGAAAAATTTATTGAGGAAGATGCAAGAGAACAAGGAACTGCTATATTTTTTCCGTCTTATTTAACGCATGGAGTACAGCCCGTTACAAAAGGTATTAGGTACAGTTTAGTTAGTTGGTTTAAAGGTCCATCATTTAGGTAGAGTTGATATGAATAAAGAACAATTTCTTGAAGCTTGTAAAAATGAAAATAGTTATGGTGATTGTTTTTATTCAGTTTATGATGAGTTTTTACCATACCAAGAGTTTGGATTATTGCAAGACACTATGCTAACTTTAGGGTGGACTATTAGTGGTAAAATTAATCAGAATGATACATCAAACAAAGATTTCTATTTAGTTAAGTCCATATATAACAATGAAAGATATGCTAGAGAACAATGGTCTCCTAATGTAAATATAGACCCCTTTTTAAGTATCACTAATAAAATTCATATAGATGCATTGATGAGAATTAAAGCTAATTTATATATGGGGTCTAATATAAACAGTATACATGCACCCCATATAGACTATAACTTTTTTCATATAGGTGCTTTATTTTTTGTCTTTGATTGTGATGCTCCGACTTACATGGCAGATGGTACTGAAATAGAATCAAAAAGGAATCGACTTATAGTATTTAATGCTGCAACACCACATTCAAGTTCAGCACCGACAGATACACTATATAGAATGACAATAAATATTAATTATTTTGGGGCAGGGGTTAATCAAGACTACATAAGAAACCATTCAAATAGTATACCAACACTACAATCTGAAAATTATCCTTTTAAATGAGTGAAACGGAATTAGTTTTATTTTCTGGAGGACCAGATAGTACAATACTACTTAAACATCTTTTACAAGAAAACAAAAAGGTAAGAGTTCTGTATATCGAAATGGGTTGGGCATTAAGAACTCAACCTAGAATAAAGTTTCAAAACGTAGCGGCTAACAATGTTTTAAATTATTTAAGAGAAAAGTATGGAAACTTTAAATATTCACAAGCATCTATACTTACTACTTTAGATGAAGAAAACGAAGATAAGTATTTTGGAACAGACCATCAATGGTGTGCTTTTTTTGGGTCAACGTTTTGTAATAACTATAACATAAAAAGAATGTGGGCAGGTAATTATACATATACAGATTTAGTTGTTCAAAAGAGAGATGGTAAATCAGAAGATTATTTATATAATGGTGGTTTAGACATGTGGATGAAAGCAGCTACAAAGTTTTTAAATGACCCACCTAAATATTGTACACCTAAATTAAACTTTAACGGAACTAGTATTGATAGATTTAAAACAAAAAAAGAAGCATGGGATTCACTAGAAATGGATTTAAAGAAAATGGTGCGAAGTTGTGTTTCTGATAAGTGGTTCTGTGGTAACTGTCCTAAATGTTGGACAGCAAAAGAATATAATTTAAGAGATAACATGGGTAATCCTTTATGAATCCTGTTTACACTATAATGACACCAACTAAAATTCCTGTAGGCAAGGTAGATAAAAGTATAAATAAACAATTTATTAAAGATTGTAAGGAGTACCCTAATGAAGACCTTAAAGGAATGGCTCAATCAGGTTTAATAAATCCTAAATTTATGTCTAAAATGGATTTGCACTTGATAAAAAGTATTCAAGATAAGTATATAAGACCTTATCTATTTGATATATTAATGTCATTATTTATAGATAGTACACATTATTCTCCTTTAAAAAGAGATGTAATTCAAAACTATCACAAACATATAAATATTAGAGAGTTATGGTTGGTTGAATATGATAATGAATCGTATTTTAAATCACATACTCATGTCTCTTTACCTAGTCATTATAGTTTTAGTTGGTATTTAAAATGTGACACTAATAGAAAAGTAATATTTATATCAGAGAATAAAGAATATGAAGTAATAGTTTCAGAAGGGGATATATTAATGTTTCCCGGTTGGTTATCCCACAGGGCAGAAAGTAGTAATAGTATTTGTTGTTCAGGTAACTTTGAAATAAATGTAAGTATGTAAAGTTTGTCTATAGTTGGTAACAGATATTGTCACAGATATTTTTATCATTATAATAATGATATTAAGTTAAAAGAAAGATAGAGTTATGCTCTTTTGTAATGCACCATTTTCAACAAATCCGTTTAATGATATTAATATTACTTCTAGAGAATTCTATTTTGAAGTATTACCAAGTGGTGTTGAAACTTGGAGTGCTTTTACAGCACCAAACAATGAGGTTACTTTATCCGCATCTACTCCTGCAGCCTCTTTTTCAGAAGTTTCTTTTTCTCAAGTAGGGTTATCTGATTTAGGATTTCTATCGTTAAGGGAGTCTTGGTCTGATATTGCTAATCCTGTATATGGACCAGCAACCGTTAACACTCAAACATGGGCAACCGTTTCACCTTCTGGAGACGAAACATGGACAACTATATCTTCACCCGAGAATGAAGGCTGGGTTGATATAAGCACTAGAATAATATAGGATGTAAACATGGCAAGTACATATACAGGATGTAAACATGGCAAGTACATATACAGTTAATAGTGGTGTAGAAAAAATAGGTGCAGGTGAACAAGCTGGAACCTGGGGAACTACCACAAATAATAATTTAGATATATTAGATAGAGCTATAAATGGTGTCGGTGCTATTAGTTTGTCTGGTACAACTCACACACTTACAACAACCGATGGCACATTATCAGATGGTGGTTTTAAAGTTTTAGTGTTAGGAGGTTCGCCTTCTGGTACAAATACAATTACCATAGCTCCTAATGATCAAGACAAGGTTTACATAGTTCAAAATGGAACAAATCAAACAGCTACATTTACACAAGGATCTGGTGCTAATATTTCAGTAGTTGCTGGTTCAAAGAAAATTATTTATGCCGATGGTGCGGGATCTGGTGCAGCCGTAGTTGATATAACGGACGCTTTGGACATAGCTACGTTGAGATTAGGTGGCACTGCTATTACATCTACAGCAGCAGAGCTAAATATATTGGATGGTGTTACGTCTACCGCAACAGAATTAAACATTGTTGACGGTGATACAAGTGTAGGGACTACTGCCGTAGCCGCAGGTGATGGTATAGTTACAAATGATGGTGGTACAATGAGACACACCACAGCGGCAACTTTTTCTACCTATTTTAATGCTAATCTTTATTCTGCTCCAAGTGCAATTACATCAACATCAACGCTAACTCCAAGTGCCGCACAATCAATATATCAAAGAGTTGACACTTCGGGTGGGAATGTGACTTTAACTTTGGCGGTGGGTAGTTTAGCAGTAGGTCAGTATATAATTGTAGATAAAACCTCCACAAGTAATACATTAACAATGGCTTATGCTAGTAATTCACAAGGCATAAGTTTAAGCACTGCTTGCGATTTTGCTTTTGCTATATATAACGGAACTGCTTTTTCATTTATTGAGTCTATAAAGGGATAAAGACTTATGACAATTCCTATGATTGGAAACACTGGCTTTACAGAAGTTAGCTCATCGGGAACTTTAAATGATAAAGCTGGAGCTAAAATAAATTTACCTGTGCAAATATTTAAACTGACTGAGAATATTTCGGGTAATTTAACTTTAAACAACAATTCAAACCATAAAAAAATTATATTAGATACCAATGGAAAAACAATATTAAATTCAGCGGGAGCTCCTTTAACTACAAACTCAAGCACAACACTAGAGCTTCAAGGCACGGGTAATATACAGTCAACCTTAAAAACTTTCACTAGTTCTGTTAGTGACACATCGAATACTGGCACAACAACTATAAGTGAAGCAGATAGTTCAACTATGGCAATTACAAGTACGGATACAACCACAAATAGCTTTGTAGATAAAGCCACTGCTAGTGGAAGTAGTCTTAGTTTAACAACTTCAAACTCACCTATTTCATCTAATGGCAATCAATTAGCTGGAGCGTTCTTCGTAGATCACGATGATTTGGCTTCTGTTTTTCAGTCCGGTAGTGGTTTTGCATCTGGTATATTATTCACAGGAACAAGTGCTCGTAGCACCACGACACCCCCTGATCAATCTAGTGGAACTGGAACTGTATCTTTTCCCTTAACAATCGGAGCTACTACTAGTATTTCAAGTGTAGGAGGCTTTGGATCAATTCTTCAGCAAAACGGAACTGGTGGTGTTGCTGATCAAATATTAATATTTAAACCTGCTTCTGAAGCAAGTAATGATGAAAATGACAGCGGTAGCCATATTTCCGTTTCATTAAGAGCACATTTTAGAATAACAGTATCAGGTGCTAATAGAATATTAACTTTTACTAATAATTTAGCTGTCTCGGTTGTTTTATCCGGAAGTGACCCTTATGATGATGTTACAGTCAGTGCGGGAGCTACGGCAGTTGTCACTAGAACAGGATCAACAGACGGATCTTTTAGTCTTACTGGAACTATCTCTGGTAGTGATGGTAGTAGTCAACCCTTTGCTTTAGCTGTTGTGAACAGTGGCACAGGTAGTTTAAATACTGATGGTTATTCTGGAACTTTTTCTGCGAGTGGATTGTAATGCCAATAACAAAATTAAAATTTAAACCAGGAGTTGTATCAGATATTACCTCTGAAAGTAATGAAGGCGGTTTCGTAGATGGAGATAAAGTAAGATTTAGATTTGGTTTTCCAGAAAAGTTTGGCGGTTGGGCAAAGTACAGTTCTAATACTGTTGAAGGATCAGCAAGAAGATTACATAATTGGGTCGCTTTGGATGGATCTGACTATATGGGGATTGGCACAAATCTAAAGTATTACATAGAAGAAGGTCAGACATTTAACGATATAACACCCGTCCGAAGCACAACATCAGCGGGCGATGTAACCTTTTCTGCAACAAACGGATCAACAACAGTAACTGTAATAGATCCAGCACATGGTGCAAATGAAAGTGATTTTGTTACTTTTTCTGGTGCAGCTACACTTGGAGGTACTATAACAGCAACAATATTAAATGCAGAGTTTCAAATCGTATCTTTAATAAGCTCTAACTCTTATACAATTACATCTTCTGTCGCAGCAAATGGTTCCGACACTGGTAGTGGTGGTTCCAATGCTGTTGGCACATATCAAATAAACACAGGTCTTGATGTTACAGTTGGTGGAACTGGCTGGGGTGCTGGACAATGGAGTGGTACAACCTCTGGTGCTTTAGCTACACAACTGGCTGAAGCTTTAGATAATAGTGAAACTGCCATTGATGTAGACGATGAAACGGGTATGAACACAGCTAACGATGTTATCTTAGTTGATAACGAACTTATGCTTGTATCGGCAACCACGGATGACAATACAATGACCGTAACTCGTGGACATAGTGGCACGGATGCTGTAGCTCACGATGATGATACACTTGTACGATTAGCCGTAGGTAATGCAGATTCTGCCAATGATTTTGTTGGTTGGAACAATGCAGCGAGTGTCACGGTTTCCGGTGCACAGATTAGATTGTGGTCACACGATAATTTTGGTGAAGATATAATAATAAATCCAAGAGATGGTGGTTTGTTTTACTGGGATAGAACCAATGGTCTTAGCACTAGAGCGATAGAGTTAAGCACGATTAGTGGTACAAAGACTAGTGTTCCACAAGTTGCTAAACAAGTGCTTGTATCAGACCAAGACAGACATGTGATTGCTTTTGGTTGTGATGGGTTTGGAGCTACTCGCACCACGGAAAAAGGTAGTGGGGTACAAGATCCATTGCTTATTAGATTCTCCTCACAAGAAAATCCTATTGATTGGTTTCCGACTGCTACAAACACAGCAGGTGATTTAAGACTTGGTGGTGGATCAACCTTTGTTCAAGCCGTAGAAACAAAGCAACAGATACTTGTGTTTACTAATAAAACATTACACGCCATGAAATTTATAGGTCCTCCATTTACGTTTGGTTTGCAGGAACTATCTAAGAATATCACAATCATGAGTCCGTTTTCGGGTATAGCTGTTGAGGATGCTGTTTTTTGGATGGGTGTGGATACTTTCTATGTATATGCAGGTGGTCAAACTGCTCAACTGCCTTGCACTGTAAAAGATAAAGTGTTTTTAAATTTTAACTTTGAAGAACGAGACAAGGTTCATGTTGGATTAAATTCAGAGTTTAGTGAAATATTATGGTTTTATCCAACTAAGTCTAGTACGGAAATAGATTCATATGTTGCTTATAATTATCAAGAAAAGGTCTGGTATTATGGAACACTAGCTCGTCAAGCATGGCTTGACAGAGGTATAAGAACATTACCTATGGCAACTGGTGGACAATATTTATATAACCATGAGGTAGGTTATGATGATGATGGTTCTGCCATGACATCTTTTATTGAATCAGCACCAATAGATATAGGTGATGGCGATAAGTTTGTGTTTTTAAAAAGAGTTATACCCGATATAACTTTTGATGGATCTACTAGTGTTAATCCCGATGTATCTTTTACAATGAAAACAAAGAACTTTCCTGGATCTAACTTTAGTGAAACAACAGAAGGTACCACACAAAGATCTTCTACAAGTCCTATCGAACAGTTCACAGAAAAGTTAGATTATAGACTACGAGGTAGATCTTTTGCTTTAAGAATAGATTCAACCTCCTTGGGTACAAAATATAAGCTAGGTACACCAAGAGTTGATATACGAGAGGATGGTAGACGATAATGTTAGTAACTAGTATTCCTCAGTATATACAAGGTTTAACTAACGCTAAGTTGGATTTAACTACAACAAATGCAACTGTTTTATACACTGCTCCTAGCGGAGCAGATTTTAATGCGTCTATTGTTAATTCAATATTAGTATCAGAAGATTCTGGCAACGCTGATACAATAACAGTTACACTTACTAATGGAACCACTGTGTTTAGTTTGTTTCATGTAAAAGCTGTTGGAGCTAGTACAACGATAGAATTATTAACAAGAGATTTAATATTAGAATCAGGTGAAATATTAAAGGTAACAGCAGCCACGGCAAATAGGCTTCATGTTGTAGCAAGTATACAAGAATTATCGAAGACAAGAGTAACAACAAGTGCAATATCACAGATATAGTATTGAACAAACAGCAAATAGTTGGTATTATAAGATATGGGTATTTTTAAGAAAATAACAAAAGCATTAAAGAAAGCTGCACCAGTAATAGGTGCAGGTATTGGTATGTATTATGGTGGTGCAAGTGGTGCGGCTATAGGTTCTGGTATAGGTTCTTTAGCAGGTGGACGAAGTGCAGAAGACGCTTTAAGAAATGCAGCCTTGGCTGGTGGTGCCGCATACATGGCAGGTGGTTCTGGTTTTGGTCAAAACGTAGAGGGACAAGAATATTTCAGTAAAGATACTTTTGATTTTGGTAAGTCACCTGTGGCTGGACTTTTCGGTGGTGGAGGTTCTGGTGAAGAACAAAAAGTAGTTAATAAGGCTATAAGTACTAGTTCAGATTCTAACGGAATTATGGATTTTGTGAAAGACAACAAAATGCTAACTGCCTCTTTAGCAGGAGGTGCTCTAGGTTTAATGAGTGCAGAGGAAAAAGAAATAGAAGATGCTGAACAAAGAGCCTTTGCCGAAGGTAGCTATAGAGGTGGTACTCTAATGACTGAAGATGATGATGGTAAAATGGTTTATTTTGATGGTTCAGATCCGGAAGAAAGACAGGAGTATCTTAATCAGATAAGAAAAAACAATGAAGAAAAAAGCAAAAGAGAAGTAGTCACTAATTATGATAAATACGGCATACGCACAGTAGCCGCAGGTGGAGA